AGTGGTCGGCTCAGCCGTTTATGACGGATTGATTCATCTTGGACACAAAATGAGTTTCTTCGATGTTAAGCACGAAGGATCTAAAATTGAAGACGTTTTAGATACTGATTGTGCTTTCGTTTGTGTTCCAACTGATCAATTGCCAAACGGTGATTGCGATACAAGCATCGTAGAGAAAGTCGTATCAGAGTTAAACGAGAGAAATTATTCTGGTCTTGTTGCAATTAAAAGCACAGTCACACCAGGAACATCTGAAAGTCTCTCAAGAAAATTTCCTAATTTAAAAATCTGCAGCGTTCCAGAGTTTCTTCGTGCACGCTCTGCTCTTGCTGACTTTATGTACAACCATGACCTTCTGGTTATTGGAAGTCATAGACAAGAGGACTTTGATTTGGTGAAGCAGATTCATGGAAGATTGCCTCGTCAGGTTTCTTGTATCAAACCAACAGAAGCAGAAATTGTCAAATACTTTAACAATGTAAATCACAGCGTTCAGATTATTTTTGCCAATATCTTCTACGAAGTTTGTAAGAAACTTGACGCCGATTATGATAACGTATATACTACCATTATCAAACGTGATTGTTTCAATCCAGCGTATCTGATGTGTAATGAAAATCTCAGAGGATTTGGTGGACACTGTTTGCCGAAAGACACATCAGCATGGGCAAGTCTAATGAACAAATTAGATTTAGATTACACAACAATTCAATCTGTGCTTTCTGATAATGAGAAGATAAAGAATGGCTAAAATTTTAGTGACTGGTGCAAGTGGTCTATTAGGCACTGAATTTTGCACTCAACTTAAAGATGCGGATAATTATGTTTGGGCGATTGATAATCACTCTCGCTCAAGCACGATTCCTCCGTGTGATGTTTGGGTGAGTCAGGATCTAAATGATCCCAGAACATTTGAGACATTGCCAACTGATTTTGATTACATCTATCATTATGGCGCAATCAACGGAACAACAAACTTCTACAAGTATCCAAATAAAGTTTTGACAAATAATTTTATTTGTGATATCAATGTGTTTAATTTTGCGAGTCAGTGCGAGAAATTAAAGAATCTCGTTTATGCATCTAGCAGCGAAATCGTTGCTGATGATCCAGCCTCACCTGTTCCAGAGAATGCAGATGTCTTAATTAAGAACATCCATAATCCTCGATGGAGTTATCGACTCGCTAAGATCACAAGCGAAAACTTTTTGACAAATAGTAACTTACCATGGTTGATCCTTCGATACTTTAATGTGTATGGAAAGAATAGTAAACAGGGTCACTTTCTCGGCGATCAAATCAATAAGATCCAGAATGGAACATTTAGTGTAATCGGAGCAAATGAGACGAGATCGTTTTGCTACGTTTCAGATGCAATTTCTGCCAGCATTCATGTTGCGCAAACTGTTTCGAAAGAAGTCATCAATATTGGTAATGATGCTGAAGTCAGAATTGGCGATGCTGTAAAGATTATTGCGAAACATCTTGGTTACCCAGATGCAGTATTTGAAGAGTTGCCGAGCGTCCAAGGTTCAGTGGCGAATAGAAGACCAGACATAAGCAAACTTCGAAAGTATATGCCAAGTTATAATCCGATATCCTTCGATGAAGGCGTGGAGAAAATTGTATGAGCCCATGTATTGCGACTATTTTCATGAAGAACATTGATCCTGTTTTATTGGATCATCAAAAAAGAGTTGTTGCTAAATTTAACAAATCGAATATTCCACACTATCACATATTGACTGAAGCACCTCCTGGTTATACCATGGATAAGTTAATTGATATGTTGGAAGAAAGAAGTCATGATGCAATTATGTTTCTTGATATTGATGCTGTGCCATTAAACGACACTGTCATTGATCACTTTTTCGAGCAAGCATATGCTGGTAAGGTTATTGGATCTGCTCAAAGAAGCAATCATATCGAAAACAAACAACATGTCTTTGCTGCTCCACATAATGTCACATTTACAATTGAAACATATCGTAAGTGCAAGAATCCATCTTTCAATCCAAACTATCGTGGTGATGTTGCAGAAGAATTGACTTTTGCTGCTGAAGAGAATAATATTCCTGTAGAGATTCTAATGCCGTTGCGATATGATGCTCCACCAATTCGTATGGATTGGGAACCAAAAGATGCACCACCGTATTGGGATCTTGCTGATGGCATGCCAAAGTATGGTATTGGCACAACATTTGGCACAGAAGGAAATGAAATGTTCTGGCATATGTACCAAAGTTTTTATCCAGGACAAAAAGAAAGATTTATTAAAAAATGTGAGGAAATTCTGAATGGCTAATCGTAGTGATTTTTTCAATGCTAAACTTCCACGTACTCTGAAGCGTGCCCTTGCTATGGCTGAGACTTATGGTTGGGTCAAAGATGCGCATGAGCGTGGTGATCTTCGAAGATCAATGATTGCTGCTCATGCTAATCATGTTGGCTTTAAAATGAAGCGTCACAATACTGAAAATCGTGACGCTGGTGACAGCGAATAATGAACTCGTTATCCGAACTCAAAGAATTATTGATCAGTAAAGAAATTGAGATCAAAGAATTCAATGGGTGGTCATTGAAGGTTGGTAAAGACACTTGGGTTATGGACCACGGTCTGTTGTATAGAAATGGTGTGCCTCAAAGCCTGAGAGAAAAGAATATTTTTGACAATTACAAAAGGAAGAAACAAGATGACAATATCAGCACTCAAACTCGTAAGTGGCGAGGAATTAGTAGTAGAAATTACAAGTGAAGAAGGTGATCTTGTAACATTCAAGAATCCTGTTGCTTCCGTTTTGCAAAGATCGCAACAAAATGGTGGTGCTGCTCTTGGTTTTATGCCATGGATGCACGCTGCTGATGGTCCATTTACAGTACACAAAGACAAGATCATTTGTGTTGCAAATGTTGCCGAGGAAGTGAAAAACGGGTATAATCAAATCTTCGGGGCAGGAATTGTAGTGCCTCCAAAAGATTTAATCTTGGGGTGATATGTCCGATTTTTATACCAATGTCAGCGTCTCTGGTCGATTTATTCTTCTGAGAGGCGTTGAGAATGATAAGAGGGTCAGACGGAAGGTTGAATTCCGTCCGACCTTTTTTCTTTCCAGCCAAGAGAAATCGGAATACAAAACTCTTGCTGGTGATTATGTCAAACCCATTCAGCCTGGAACAATTCCAGAATGTCGTGAATTTTTAGAGAGGTACGAGAGTGTCGACAATTTTCCTATTTTTGGGAATAATCGCTATGAGTATGCTTATATTGCTGATGAGTATCCTGACGATATTCTTTGGGATGTCAGTAAAATACTTATTGCCTATCTTGATATCGAAGTTGGATCCGAAAATGGATTTCCTGAACCAAGAGATGCAAATGAAGCAATCACAGCAATCAGCATCAAAGTTAAGGGTAATTATTTTGTGTTTGGTTGTGGCGATTATGTCAAGCATCGTGACGACGTGCACTATGCAAAGTGTCGAGATGAGTCAGACCTCATACGACGCTTCCTCGACCTATGGAGCCGATGGCATCCAGATGTAGTCACTGGCTGGAACGTCGAGCAATTCGATATTCCATATCTTGCAAATCGCATCACCAAGATTCTTGGTGAAGATGAAGCCAAGAAACTCTCACCGTGGAATCGTATTAGCAAACGCGAAACGGTGATGATGAATCGTCCAGTGCAGTTCTATGATATTTCTGGAATTGCCATTCTTGACTACATTCAACTCTATCGCAAGTTCACTTATTCACAGCAAGAGTCTTATCGCCTTGATAACATTGCTCACGTTGAGTTGGGCGAAAAGAAATTAGATTATTCAGAGTTCGAAACTCTGCATCAACTCTACAAACATGACTATCAAAAGTTCATTGAGTATAACATCAAGGACGTAGAACTTGTTGAGAAACTCGAAGATAAGATGAAGTTGATTGAGTTGGCTTTGACTCTTGCGTATGATAACAAAGTAAACTACGACGATGTGTTCACTCAAGTCCGTATGTGGGATGCGATTGTGTACAACTATTTGTTACGCAAGAAGATTGTCATTCCGCAGATGTCGCGCAGCACAAAGAGTTCACAATACGAAGGTGCGTATGTCAAAGATCCTATTTGTGGCATGCATGAATGGGTTGCATCATTCGACTTGAACAGTCTGTATCCGCACTTGATCATGCAGTATAACATCTCAATGGAAACTTTGATTGAGCCAAAGTTATACAATGATAACATGCGTGGCTTTATCAGCAACTGTAACATCAACGTTGATAATCTACTCAATCAAGAAGTTGATACGAGCATTCTAAAAGATCTTGGTGTTACGGTAACTCCGAATGGTCAGTTGTTCCGCACTCAAGAGCAGGGTGTTCTACCTGAGATTATGGATAGCATGTATAAAGATCGCACACGCTATAAGAAATTGGCTCTTGAGGCAAAGAAGAAAATCGAAACTGTTCTTGAAGATAAGAATCAAGTGAACTATCTCGAGAAACAAGTTGCGCGATATAATAACCTGCAGTTGGCAAAGAAAGTTACTTTAAACTCTGCTTACGGTGCGCTGGGTAATCAATACTTCCGCTTCTTTGATATTCGTATCGCTGAAGGCATCACGACAGCAGGTCAGTTGTCTATTCGTTGGATTGAAAAGAAGATCAACGAGTACATGAACAAACTGTTGAAAACCGAAGGCGAAGATTATGTTATCGCCTCTGATACTGACTCGATTTATTTGAACATGGGTCCGTTAATCAAGAAACTTTATCCTGATACTTCTGACACCAAGAAAGTGATCAAGTTCATGAATAAGGTTTGCGATGATAAGATTCAGCCGTTCATTGATGCATCGTATGAGGAACTGAAAGAATATGTCAACGCATTCCAGCAGCGTATGGAAATGAAGCGTGAGTCTTTGGCTGACAAAGCAATCTGGACTGCGAAAAAGCGATATATTCTCAACGTGCATGATAGCGAAGGTGTTGCGTATGCGAAACCTAAACTTAAGATCATGGGTCTTGAGGCTGTCAAGTCTTCAACACCATCTGCTTGTCGCATAAAGATTAAAGAGGCAATCAATATTGTCATGACGCAAACTGAAGATGATCTTCACAAGTTCATTGAAAAGTTCCGTCATGAATTTAAGACATTGCCTGTTGAGGATATCGCATTCCCAAGATCTGTGAATGGTCTGAAAGAATATGCTGACTCGGCGAATATCTTTAAGAAGGGAACACCGATTCATGTTAAGGGTGCTTTGGTTTACAATCATTTGCTGCGTGAAATGAAACTCAACAAACGTTACCAAGAAATTCAAGAAGGCGAGAAGATTAAGTTCATCTATTTGAAGCAACCAAACATCTACAATAATAATACTCTTGCATTCTTGTCTGGTATTCCCAAGCAATTGGATGCAGAGCAATATATCGATTATGATTTG